CTCGTTCTTGCCCTCCTCGCCCTGCTTCCTTGTAGCCCCCTTCCAGAAGGAATAGAACATGTTGAGTCCGTTTGGGGTGGATACCATGAATACCTTCGTGGTCTGACCGGAGGTAATCGTGGGGTAAACTGAACTAAAAAACTCTTCTGCTATGTTTTGAGAGACATGGGCAAATTCGTCCAAGAAGATGAGGTTGAACGATCCACCACGAACTGCTGATGAGGATGTGGCCGATGCCATGACCTTTGAGCCATTCTCAAGCTGAATAGATGTCTTGTTCCATTCAATGATACCTTGCTGAAGCCACTTGGGAAGATACTCATAGGCCAGACGAAGACGGCCAAGAATTTCTCTAGCCGTATTCATCTTGTTGGCCAGAATACCAACGCTCATGCTCTGGTTAAAAAGAATGTAGTGGAGAATGAATGCAACAATAGTTGTGCTCTTACCAGACTGACGAGGCAGTTTGGCAATGATATAACGATTGTTATGCATTTTATTAATCATGTCCTCTTGGTAATCATATAACTCAAAAGGAACAAGGCCCTTATCAAGAGATACTACCTTGACATATTTCTTAATAAAATAAATGGGATCTTGAGAGCAACGAACATATTCCCGAATCTGCTCTTCGGTAAAGTCGATCTTTACTCCAGCTTCTTTTAGATTTGGATTACCTAAGTAACCCTTAAACTTCCTTGACATCCTCTACCACCTTTGCATCAATCATTTCTATAGCTTTATTCTTGCTTCTTTCAGGATTGATTAGATCCTGTAAATCACTAGTAGAGCCTATGAAGAATGAATTATTATTAGTTGTTTTAATAGTAGTTTTATTTGCTTCGTTCTTTATCTTCTCAAGATCTATAAGATCTTTGTTGATCTCTGACATGGTTTTCAGCATTTGAGTTACTACCTCATATGCTCTTGGAGAATCGCCTTCAGTTGCAACTTTCATAATCCCCTCAAGAGCAAGCTTTGACTTCTCAATGATGTCGTACATATTGCGCTTGGCATATTCAAAATCCTTTTCTGGGATTTCTTGAATTTCTTTGTTAGCGTTTTCTGTAGGTTTTATATTAAAAAATTCATTTAGTTCATTCATAATCAAGTACAAACAGATATAGTGTTTATTTTTGCCGGGAAAGTTGTGCTTATTTGTCCATTAGAAATTTTAAAATAATATTTTGGTTTTTGATAATCTATTAGTCTGATTTCTGGAATACATGGCACAGTATCATATGGACTTTCGTTTATATAAACGGCTAATTGTTTAGTAAAATAACCAACATCAGCTTGAGTTAATGTCAAAGTATTGGCTAGAATTCTTATAGAGCCAATAGATTGGTTAGTTATTTCATCATAAAGTAAAATACTTGTAAAGTCTTCAGTTACATTATTTTCAGTCCAAGTAAATTTACTTATAAATGTAGGATCTGAAGTTCCTGTTAAATTATAAGTCTGATTTAAATAATCAGAATTTAAAGTTATACTAGATGTTTGAGATTTCAATAACGCGGCGTATGTTGTGTCATCTGGATCTTCATCAATATTAAAAGTAAAATTGGAAATAGAAGATCCAGTTTTTATTTCTCCAAATAAGTAACTAGATACTATAAAATTTATAGTCCCTATCGTGGTTCTTTTTGATCCAAAACTACCCTCATGATCATCTAGTATTTTGATGTCACGCATAGAAATTGGAACATTTATATTTTTATGAATTTCATTAAAATTTAATCTAATATTAAATTCTGGATTAAAATAAGATGATACTTGTTCTATTATTTGAAATATTTCATCCAAATTTCTAGTATAAAAGTATAAATTCATTGAAACGGAAATTGGTGTTTCAGCAAATGTTTTATATGTTGTAGTTTCTGCTGTTTCTTCATTTGTTTCTGAAGTAGAAGCTACCCTGAGCTTATTTCTCTTTCTATTGTTATCGTAAACAATACCGTTTATGTCAAAACTCAAATATGGTAAATTAATTTGAGTTTTTACATTATCGGTAATAGAAGAGTTTTGTTCTAATCTTCTTAAAAACTTTTCCTTTGAAGAAAAGGTAATAGGAACCTTATATTTTTCTTCAACATTTGTTGTATTATTTTTTCTTATGACATAGATCTCATCAAATAAAGAACCAAATGCTACAACTAATTTTCTTATAGATTGATTATTAAATGAGTTAAACATTAGTAATTACCTTCTGAGAAAGGATCTACATCTGTGAAATTAATTATAGGATCTTCATACTTACTACCAGATCCAGTAAATCCGCGTTGATAATCAAGTGGTGGAACTTCACCTTCAGCGTCCTGAAGAACAGTATTAATTGTTCCATAGGAGTTATTACTGTTATAACTCTTGATTTCGAATGTAACTCCAGAAACCGAACTTGTAAGTTGCGTTGGATTGGAGAATGTTACTCCGTCTAGAGATAGCAACTCTGCTGTTAGAGTCTTTCCAGAAAGATCCAGATCCAATATTCTGAAGAAAGATGTAGTACCTGATATAGTTCCAGGAACAAACACCTTTTCTCCGCGAATTGTTTGATTGAATGCAGCAGTAAATCCATTGGCCGTAGCACCGATTAAGAAATTGTATATAGTTTGTTTGAAATCTGTAATTGCATCCACATCGTCTGTTCCAGTTTCGAATTTTTCCATTGAATACGCAAAAGTTTCACATGATAATGTGAAGACATAATTTTTATCTAACTGGTAAAATGGTAATTCGTGTTCGACAAAAGTAATTTCGAACATGGTCTTAGTCAAAGGAAAATAGATTATATCTCCTTCTCTAGGACGAATAATAGTTTGATTTTTTTCCGTTATTTCTCTTGTGAATCTTTTCTTACTGACGATCAAATTTACAGAATCTTTAATTTCAAGACCAAACTTAGTAACAACATCTGCTCCTTGAAATCCAGAAACAGAAGCAACATACATTTCAATTTGATAGGCTTTTGTAAATTTACTTAGAGGATCTTCACCAAATAATCTATCAAGCTGCACATTTTCTCTTGGGATATAATATACATTCTTTCCCATCATACGAATAATTTCAATGATGTTTGTTTCGGCAACATCTTGTTCTGTTGATTGAAATCTAAAGTATGGATTTAAAGCCATATTAACCCGTCATCATATCTGGTGGAAGTTCATATGCAGAGATGATCTGATCTTCCAGAATTTGTATTTCTCTTTCTGCTTCAGCCAATATTGTTCCGCCTCTTAATTGGACTCCACCCGGAAGAGCAACACCATCAAATTTGGCCAAATTTTGTCCCCATTGCTTCTTTATAAGAGCAGTAAAATATTTTTTCAACATTCTATCGTTATAGATTTCTGGATATAAATCTGGATCAAGATTTACATATGCTTCTATTGCGATATAAGTACCAGCTTTTAAAGCAGTCCAATCAGTTTCAATATAAAGTTTATTCGTTACTTTATTAAAACGAATTGTTCTTTCTGGATCGAACATCATCTCAATAAGACGAATATATCTCTTAGTAAGATCAAAATTTGCAATAGGAGTAGAATTTACAAATCCTAGATTGGTATTAATACCATACACATCATTTAGAGCTAATTGATATCTGACATCAAATAGCTCATTAGTATTTAATGTACCAAAAGGAAAAACTCGTATAATCGATAGGATGTCATATCCATTTGGATCTCCTGCCGATGCGCCTACTATTGGCCCAAAAGAATTTGTGTTTATATACTTATTAGTTATATCAGTTTCAGTTAATTGGTATGAAAAATATGCTCTTTCTACCCCATCAAAATGTCTTTCGGAAAAAAACTGTAGGGCATCATCAAGGCGATCCAGGGCTTGCTGATAATCGACATTTATTTCGACTACAGGTGCTCCTAGTTGCCTAAAAGTATATTCAATAAGTGATTCTTTTGAATTTGGTTTAGCCATTTAGATTATTTATCATGGCTGATTTTTATTTTTTTGAGCCTCTAAGATTTTATCAAACATTTCGGATATTTCTTTTGGCATTTCTGGTTCAGTCACATCTGTTTGTAATATGGCATCAAAATTCATTTTTTCTATGTAATTTTTTCTAGATTGTGGTTCTTTAGCTTCTAAAGGAGAACTTGGTTCGTAATTAGTAAAACCAGGCATTTTTAATGGACAGTTAACTTTTGGATAATCTAATTTACTATATTCTGTGTCATTTCCATTTAACCAAGTTTGTTTTCTATCTCCACAACCACATCCCCCGCAATAAAATTTTCCATCAGTACTAGATGGTTTTAAATGCGAACAAGGAGGCAATTCTCCTCCAGTATTTTTATTTCCAAAACAACTTAATACTCTTAATTGTTTTGATGTTTTATCTGTTTTTTTATCTGAAAATCCCCTTGAAACCATAGACATAGCATATCCTTGAACCATGCTTATGGCGTTTTTAAATGGAACTTTTTCTATAGGTGGTTCGCTAAATGTTTTTACAATTTTATTATTTTCTTGTTTTTTGTTTCCACAACCACAAGGTTTTTTTTCCATAATATAATATTCCTATTTTAAATAGTTAAACCATTAATGTAACTTACAGATAATGTAGAACCTGTCAAGGTGAATTTTACTACTTTTTGGAATGTACCTTCGTTAAATGCAGTTACACCAGTAATCCCAGCTGTAGTGAAATTGATTTGATAACGATCAGCACCGCAGATAGACTGGCTAGGTGAACCAGAAGAATTATCAAGAAGGCTAGTATCTTCTGTGCAATCGATATAATCCGAGCTAAATGAAAGACCTGAATAATACTGAACAGCAGATGTTGGTACTATATTTGTATTTTTTTCACTGTTTAGATAGATCCATTGCTTAATTCCAGAATCAAGAGTAATTAAATACCATCCCTCATTAAAGGTTAAAGTTATACCACCAGTACCTGTGTAGGTATAACCAACCATGGCTTCGAATGTACCCCCAGATGGATGAGACTTAGGAAATAGTGGTGTTGCCCCGTTCCAAGCAGGACCGTCGCAAGTAGTTCCATTGATCTCATTAAACCATTCTCTAATCATGTTAAGATTAAGAGTATTTTGCATTGCAAAAATTTCTTGAATCTCGTTTAGTTCTGATGCCTGTAATCTAGACTTTGGCTTGAATCCAACAAAATTATAATTCTTCTTTGTATCAGAATCTACATTCAACCCCCAAGATCTACTGGAATATGGGTAGTTGGTTAAGGGGAATTGATCGTCAAATGGGTAATTAGTGCTCATTTTAGATATTGAAAATTAGGGTTAGTGATGTTTTTGACTCGTTGAATGTGGTGTCAGTGGCGAAAAGAACATCACAATCAGATATATTTATTGAACTTGCCGTAACCCCTGTTATCTGGAAAATACCACCAGTACTACCAATATCTTCGTAGTAATAAGTATTGCCAGAAGTTAAAGAGTAAGCTGAGTAGTGAGAAAGCTCAAATGTTCCTGTGGTGTTTCCGGCAGAGACATTATCAAATCCTAAATTATAGCTTGATACTGCCTTGAATGGCTCAAATTCAGTTGAACCATCTCCTATGCTCTTATCAAATCCAGCTTTGCTGATGAAATAATCATCAGCAATCAAAGATGACGCTATATCAGTGCATGTAGTTTCAAAGGTAATATCATTTATACTACCTTCAATAGATTCAATTTTTACGGTAGAACTTGCCTTTGAGAATTCTGTATAATTTCTATAAACCTTGGGAGCAAGCTTATAGCTACTTGAATTTTTTACATTTCCAATTAAGAATGCACTTGAATAGTTAAAGGTAGCTCCAGCAGTTGTTATATAAGTTTGAACATCTGTCGAATTGATGTTTGATGTAACTGACAGGAGCTTAGTTCTTAATAAATCATAAATTGATAGGTATGATTCTCCGGTTTTTGTAATCGGAGATAAATTGAATTGTATTGCTGCCAATAGTTTTGAGAATTTACCTTCAGATGCACTTCCTGTAGCAGTAACAAGATTTATTGGTTCGACATATGTGATATTGCTACTCGTTAATTGATTCTCAACTTCTATTCCAATTACCTTCCAGCCATTGGTTCCACCAACATATTCAGTCTTCAAATAGGCTTTGCAAGAACCAATATTACCATCGACAGAAAGTAAAATTTCTGGTCGTTCTTCACTTACATAATAATTTATCGATGCATCTGTATTTAAAACTGCATTTATGATGCAACCAGAAGGAATCGAAGACAAAATTTCGTAATTTTTCTTAAACGAATCTGTCGAAGAATATCCAGCCGACCCACCAGAGGAGTAAGATAAAAATGGTGTTATGTTTGCATTTGTGGCATCACATGGAGCACAACCAGCAGTACCTGAGATATTATAAAATCCACCATATTCAGTTCCAGTAACACTGGTTTTAAATACTGGCTGTAGATTTGTTAGAGATCCAAGTAAATCGCAGCTCCAAGCATTTGGTACTTTATATGCGGCTAAAATATCTCCAACAGCATATGTTTTACCTGTAATAGGCTCAATAAAGGCTTCCTTGACATATAGGCAGCATGTTCCATATGTTAGCCCAGATGCCCCGTGGAGAGTTGTTGCGGCTGCTGTAGGCCCCTGGGAATCGGCGGTATATCCTTTAAAGTTCTGTAAAGATTCTATTCCAAAAATTTTGATGTAACTTGTGGATATTGGTGATGGATCATAATTAATTTTTAACCATTTATACCCATCGCCCATTTGAATAATAGTTCCATTTGATCCAGATGGAGCAAATTTTGATCTATTATTAAGATCTCTTCTACTAAAGACATTATTTGATTCGTTCTCTATGCAAAGAAATAGTTCATTTGTAGATGAATTGTAGCATGTGCTGCTTTTTATATCTGGATCGGTAGAATCAAAAACTTTAAATGATTTGCCTTCAGACCACGAATTTCTTTCAAATGCAGCATTAATTTCGCTTATTTTTACTCTCTTAATAAGGCTGGCTACATTTGATACCTTTTTATTAAGTCTGGTATCATGATCTTCGTAACCAATAGATTCTACACCTAAGCCAATATAGTAATCATTAGCTATGGCACTATTTATGAATTTTTCAATAGATGATGAATATCTTGATGACGAATCGTTTGGCATACAGTTATTTATAGATCAAGAAACCACTATTTCAAAGGGTTCAACTTTATCTGTTCCTGTAACCGAACCAGAATAAATGCTAGTTTCAGCTTTTACCAAGTCAAAATTGAATCCCATAGGCTTCATCAAATTGATCATATCATCCTGATATTTTTCATCTATATCGGCTTCAAGCCTAATAGAAAATTCTTGTAAAGAAAAACCATCAGATAAAGTATCTTCATTGGTATTTGAACCATTCAGAATAAAGACATCATTTACTCCATATTCTATGCTATAGTCGTTAAATTGACTATTGAAGAATGTTTCTAAGAAATACTTTATAGAATTTTCAGTACCCTTTTTCTCAATAAACTTAGTTTTATTTGAGATTAAAAATTCTCTTAGGGCTTGTAAATCGGTGAAATCATCAAAATCAAAATCAGTAAACAATGACGCATATATTTTTCTTAGAGAATCTTCATTAGTATAAAAAATATTTTGTAGATTTTCAAAGTTTGGATATAAATCCAACCCATTTGGGGAGTATGTCCAATTATATAACTCTTGAATAAAATCAATAATTTTATAAGATGAGTTTTGTTCTACATCTTTTATTAGCCAATTAGGAAACTGATTTTCCACGAAATAGGCAAAATTTCTTCTTTCGTTTAATGTTTCTGAAAGATTATATGTGGAATTTATTAATTTGATTGCATATTCAGCACCAGCATTGGTGTCCAACTGGTTTACTGTAAAAACCTGATCTTTATTTTGATTAAAGAATAAAATCATGTTATTGTGAGAGAATTTACTGAATATTCTACAGCCATATTATTAATGGCTACTATTGAAGATGCGGATGGAGAAATTATTAAATCAAAAGCCGAATCTGGTACAACTGAATCGTAGAAAACAATCATTCCTGTATTTGGATTATATACTCCAACTTTATTTTTTACTAGAGTACCAGAAGAATTATATGCAGCTAAGTAATAGAATCCATTTAATCCAGGAACTGTAGTGGATGTGCTATTAAATTTAACTTGAGAAGTCGATAGATTTGTTGAAACCAAATCACTAGTGATTGATGAAATTCCATTATAAAATCTTATGGTTCTCTGGGTAGATAAATCAACATTTTTATCAACGCTAAAGATAATTTCAGATTCTGAAACTGAAAGACCTCTATCTTTATTGATTATGATTGAAATTAAATCACTTTTTGAAAGATTATTGAAAAATAACTTAGTTCCATAAAGATCTTCAATTGAAGTTATTAATTCATCCTTCAATATATTTTTATTAGATTTTGATTTTCTCGCATCAAATGAGCAAGATATAGTTAAATTACAGACAAAATCATCACTTGGCAAATATTCGGTCGAAAGACCTATTATCTGCTTTTCTTCTATTAGTTGATTGATGGAATCTACTTCTTCAGAATCTACATCTAAATCTATTATGGAATAGTAAACTGTTCCACCAACATCATTGAAATCTTGACCATCGAAGACTGATATTCTTTGATTTACATCTGTTACATCTGGCAATAGGCCGGAATTTACTATTACATATTCATAATCAGATTTGGTAACAAGCGATGAATAATTATAAGCTCTTGGAGCAATATATTTTAAGTATTCAGTGTCTAATGTAGAATATCCTCCACTTGAGGTATTTGATGTTACAGATACATTAGGAATATTCAATGTTCCATTACTTGTGAATTGCGATATAGAATCAAAAGAAACATTATTTCCGACATCTCCATTAGAAACAACATAGGAAATCTTCACAATATCCGTGGATAGAATTGATTTGCCTTTTGTAGTTTCAATGTTTTGAATGTTTTTGCCAAATTTTACAAAAATTTTATCGCCTTTATTGACGATAAAGAATATCTTAGAAGATTCATCTGTACCTATTACTGGCTCATTGGTGAAATTTACCCAATAATCTTCATTAACTTTTACTACTATAGTTCTTACATCAACAGCTAAGTCAGGTATTTCTATTTCTTGATTGTCAAGATCTACAGTAACTGTCTGTTCTTTTACCAGTTTTATACCAGCATAAAATGGTAAAGTAGTTGAAAGGTCTAGAGTTGTTTTTGGACCAATATAATAAAAATTTATATTTGAATTTTTATCATTTTTTGATCTTAGAGTGGCATATCTATCTACTTGAGCTAAAGAACTATCGTTTTTGGCAAATGTTACTAGAGCAGTGGATGACTTATAGCGGTTTGCAGTATAGCCATAAGTCTGTAAAAGCTTTACTAACGATGAGTTATTCTTGGCCGAGTATATAAAACTTTCATTATTTAAAATATGAAGATAGTGTAATGCTATTGTAGTGTTGTATGAAAACAGACCCAATAGTAGATCTATAGTAGTACCACGGCTATCAAAGTCATAGTCGTTTGCAAATTCTGTCGTTTTTAGGTAATTTACTAGATTTTCTCTTAAAGAATCCCAGTCTATATTTACCAGATCTATATTTTTTGGTTCGTTCATAGAATTATTTATTCAAATAAAACCTAAACGAAGAATCCTTACCGTAAACAACATAATTTACATTTATAGAAATTTTACGGTTTATTAGTTCGCTTTTATCAACCGTTATAGTAATTCTATTAAGACCTTTTATATGCTTTTTACATTTATTTTCAAGAACATTCAAAATATAATATTGTCTAGCAGAACCTTTATCATACTTAAATTCGTTAATCAAAGATCCGACTTGATTGTTGAATCTAAATTCTCCAAGCTCAGATAAACACAAGTTTTTAATTTGTTGTTTTATTGAAAAAGATTCTTCAATAGAACTTATTGATTTTCTCGTATTTGCTTTAAAATAAATGTCTAAATTTTTTTTCATCTCTGAATATTTATTTCATTTATTGAGCTTGTCAATGTCTTATAGAAGTTTTCATTAGCAATAGCAGACAAAATATAGGTAGTTTCATGTTGCCTATCTTTTCCTATATTATGTTTTGCTGATAGAACAAGCCATTTTCCTGCTATTTTTGGATTATTAAATTGGAATCCTAGCAAAGGAGTATCAACAATTTCTATAATTGCACCTGGAAATAATCTAAAATTTCCATTAACAGTTATTGAAATTTTAAATGCCATTAATAGTTTCGTAAATGCATTTCTTGCTAAAGGTGTTCTTAGATCAGTATTCCAAAATGTGGAATTCTTCGTAGCAAATTTTAATAATTTTGGAAATTTCTTACCAACTTTTGGACAATCGCAACTAAAAAATACATCAGGATCTGAAAAATTACATCCTAAATATTCCAACCCCATATTATCTTTTATATAAGTACAGCCTTTTAAATTGGCAAAGGCTGAATTAATTTCTTTTTCAGTTGGTTCTGTTTGTTCTGGTTTAAGCGTTATTCCAGAATATACATCTTCTTTGAACCATTTTTCAACACAATCATTGACATTTTTTATTACAATATCTTGTGCTTGTGGATTTCCGCATTTATAATCTTTATGCTCCAAATATTTATCTGAATTATCTAAAAAAATACCTGGATTAGTTACTATATTTTTTAAAATTTTATCTGACATATTATTAATTCCTCAACAACTCATACACGGACTTCCACAACAAAAAATTTGAGCTAATTCGACACATTGAGCATCCCAACTATTAGCACAATTTTCATCATACGAAATAACTATATTTGTACATTCTACATTTAAACAACCGCCTACACCAGGAGTAACAGTACAGCAATTTCCTTGCTGGCTCTGGCCTCCACCTCCACCGCCTTCAGATGGCTCATCACATAACCCTTCTTTATCATTTTGAACATCAAAATAATAAAGAAATGAGTTAGAATCATAATCTTCTTTCTTGAAGGATATTCCTTCTATTGAAGCAAAATCAATTTGATACATTTTTACTATTTGCCCATGAAAAATTAAATCAAGAGTTGAAGAAGATGTATTTTGTAAAGCTCCTATTGGAATATTGACAAAATTTGCAGGATATCCCTGAGATATCATATTCGTTCCTGGTCCAGCATAACTATAATTGCTTATAGCATCATCTCCTTCAACATTCATTATTTCATTTAAATTATAAGCTTTGAATGTAGATCCGCTTTCTCTTCCACCATAAGTTATTCCAAAATAAGGATTGCCTTTAATATTGATATCTTTACTTAAAGTTATTCCTGTTATACCTGTGGGTAAGAAAAATACTTCTTTCCAATCATATTTGTACGCTTTAGCTTTTGTATACGATTGATTTACAGAAGAATATCCAGTCAACAAAGCCCAGAACTCTTCCTTTTGAGGTTTTTTAATACAACATACAACATATTTAAAGATATTCCATTGTTCTTTTAAATTTCTTAATTTGAAATAAGTATTTGCAGCATCTCTTTTTGATTTTTTTAATGTGACGAATAGTTTTCCTATATTCTTAGTAGAATCATCGATATCAATAGGAGATTCTTCATCTATATCAAACATCGTTTGCCACAATTTATATGTTGTTCTATTGTTAGAAAAATCATTAAATGTGATTCCAGCATCTGTATTTAAAAAATACTTTGGTTCATCGTCGTAATTATTATTAAAAGAATGATCAAAATAACCGAACTTTTCTTCATCATATAATCTTTTGGTATATCTTACCGCAGTAGCTCCTTGAAGAGCAGAAATGTCAATTTCTTGCCCACCAAAATTAATTATTTCGTAGTTTGCAATATTACCATCAGGTTCCCAAGATTCTCCTCCAATAGGTTCTGATCCTTTTTTATCTTCTGATTTATCCAAATAATCTACAAAATCTGGATAATAATCTAAAAAATTAAAATTAATTATTTTTGTCTTTAATGAATTTGTAGAATCCATTAAATAAAAATGTGGCTGATCCAAATTAGGATCTACTCGTTCATAGTAAGACTGAAATGCGCCACTAGTCTCAAGATCCATAAACGAAAAATTGAATACTGATATATCGTCTATTTTTACTATGCCATCTGGAGCAATGCTATCTCTATCAAATACTCCATATCTTCCTTCTGGTGTTTCTGATGCAGCAATTTCATCTCCAAGAGATAAAAAATTAACACCCGTTAAATCTTTCCAGAAAAAGAAATCTGCTCTTGGTGGATCATTATCAACATTTGCATTTTCTGCAAAATAATTTAAAAGATTTAAAATTTTAGTTTGATCTGCTCTTCTTCCATTTGGATACACTAAATTTTTATGCTTTAGCCATGCATAATTTTTTGTATTTGAAGCATATACTTTGTCCGCTTCCCAATCTTTTGAGAAATACTTAAAAAATATTTGTCCAACCCAACTATCCTCAGTTCCTTGTTTACTTATTGGCTTTATATCTTCTTCAAATTCAAAAATAGATCGTTCATTAAAAAAATAGGATTCATGAATAAATTTTATAGTAACAAATCTAGGATCATTTCTTTTTTGATAATCTGTAGCTCTAGCCACCTGATAAACATAATAATCGGATAATTCTACTTCATTACCATCTGAATCTTTTATTTTAAGATAAAACTTATCCTTTCCAGTAAAATTAAAGTCAGAAATTAAATCACCTTCATCTCGTAAAACTAATGTTCCACTAGGAATTAAATTAAGTATACCTTCTTCTATGGTTAGACTTTCAAAGTAACCATATGATTGATTAGGATTAGAAGGATTTACTATAAACCATTCAGTTCCATCTCGACCATGAGTTATTTTAAGTTCTATTATTGTTGTAAAATTAGCTACCGACATTCATTACATCCTCAAAAGAGTTTATAGCACTTTGATCTATTAAATAAATTATAGATCTATTTTTATTAAAAATATCAATCTCACTATTATATGAATAATTTATTCCTGTTTCTCCAGATTTAAAGGAATAATATTGGTTTAAAATTGTAGAACTAGATGTTTGAATTTCAGAATTGTCTAAAAACTGTTTAGCTGAATCTGAATATTCTTCTTCAAGATTGTTGTAGAATGTTGCAAAAATTCCCCAAGAATTATTTTCTTTTCTTATTATTAAGCATGATCCAGTTCCTACTGAACCGACAATGAGAGCTTTTAGTTTGTTTATATTAGAATCTACTTCTACCACATATCCAAAATTATCAGTTACATCAAATCCAGCACAGAATCCAGAATTGGATTTTGCAATTAAATCACCAGCAGAAAAACAACTTCCTGCAATATTTGTAAAAAATATTGCACTATAATCATTAACAGTTTTTTCAACTTCTTTTGAAGTTGGTGGTAATTCTTTATACGGATTTAAAATATCTCCAGCATAAAGAGGTACATGATAATAATTAAAAGATCTATAGTTATTTTCAGAAATAGTATCTAAGAATGTGTTTGTCTCTGCTCGTTTTGAATATATTTTATCTTTAATATCAGTCAAATCAAAAGATTTTGATAGATCCTTTACTGATAAATCTTTATCATTTATTGTATAGGTTATTGTTTTAAATCTATTAAACATATTTTATGGGGTTGATTGTTGGTTTACTGCTATTTCTGATTTGCTCAATACTCTATTGAAAGATGGGTCGTAAGTACCTGTTTCAAATTCTTTAAACAATAATGTAATGCTGGTAGCCATAGAACTTCCATCCTGGAAAAATCTTGCTATAGATTTATCTTCAAACGGTATTTTATTAATTACTACATTTGTCAATACACATACTAATGGATCTGAAAGCCAACTCTGTGTCAAGTAGTCTGAATTTCCAGCTCCAACGACTTGCATTCCCCAAAGAGAAGGTGGATATACCTTTTCAGGCGAATCTGCTCTCCAAGGATAAGACGAAGCTCTAAAATAGTTGCATATTTCATTTATGATAACAGAATCATCAAAGTTTTTAGGAACTAATATGTAATCAAAAGCAAATTCTCTACGAGCTTCTGATGTCAATTGCATTTCTGTCGTATTAGCAAATTTTCTAAATGTTGATGTTGATGATAATTGTTCTAATCTTATTAATATAGGATCTAAAAAGGCTTTTTTGGCTAATTCCACTCTACCACCAAAATTTATTTCAGTTGCAGCAGATCCAAAAGAAGGATCTAATGTACCTACACCATCAGTAAATGCATGGGCAGTTTCATATTCCAAATTCATTGGTAATGGTAACTGTATATAATCATATGCTCTACTAAGAACTCCAGCCCTAGTTCTATCTTCTGCTAAGACACTATATGGAGCATTATAAAATAAAACCCAATATGGTATTTCAGCTTGATCAGATGTTGGATAAGTATATGGCATTTTTGAATCTGTTATATATATTTCGATGCCGTACAAAACAAAATTTGTACCCTTGAATAAAGAAAAGTATGTCGGAGATGTTGAAAAAATAATGTGCAAATCCTTATGGGAAAGAAAACTTTGCAAATATTTGGACATCCAAGACAGCGTTATCAAATGGTGCTATGAGTGTGTAAAAATACCATACATGTCTCCTATTGATAAGAAAAAGCATACCTACTATCCAGATTTTATGGTAATGCTAAAAGAAAAAACTGGAGAGATAAAAACTATTATTGTAGAAGTTAAGCCAGAAAAACAGACAAAAGAGCCAGCAAATAAGAAAAAAAAATCTTATAAGAACGAATTAGTGACTTTTTTGATAAATGAAGCTAAATGGAAAGCTGCTAAAAATGTATGCGACTGCAACGAATGGGACTTTAAGCTTCTAACAGAAAAGACACTATTCAGATGAACTCTATTACAGATATAAAAAATCTTATCGATAGTGCTGGTGGTATACAGAGATTAAATAGATTCAATGTTGTTCTGAATACTCCAGATGGGACCAATACCATACCAGCAATTAGAGTATCCTTTGGCGGAAGACAATTAGACACAATTGCAGATAAACTACCAGGTCCCGGATACGGTAGAAATATTCCATTTACTCAGAACTATAGTAGCTATGGTTCTAATTCATCTAACCTAGTAATAAGATTTCCGATTGAGCAAAATTGGAAAACTTATAAATTGCTTGAAGACTGGATGAATGGCATAGTTCAAGATGGAAGTATTCCTGGTCCTAATTTTGGCGTATCCTTCGCTAGACCATACGATGATTGGATAAGGGCGGGTTTTGTTAGAGTAGAATGCCTTGATATGAATGGCACTATAAAATCTACTTTTATCTTTAGAGAAGCATATCCAATAAAGATGCAGCCAATAGAATTAGTGGCTGAGAGCGGTGAATTTGCAACTTTTGATGTATTTTATAATTTTAGAAATTATGAGGTAGTATAATGAAATTTGAAAGATCATATCCAAAATATGAAGTGATTGTTCCAAGCACAAATAAAAAAATATATTTTAGACCATTTTTAGTATCGGATGAAAAAACTTTACTTCTTATCAAAGAAGAGAAAAATCCATCTTTAATTATAAAGAATGTTCTTGAGCTTATTAATAAGTGCTTTGATAATATTTCAATTGAATCTATAACTTTACAAGATCTTGAATATTTGTTTTGCAACTTGAGAGCAAAATCAGTTGGCGAAATAGTAAAAACAAATTTTACTTGTCCAGTCACTAACGAGAAAATAAAAACAGCTGTTAATCTTATAGATTTAATAATAGGAAAAGGTTCCAGAGAGTTTGAATTAAAATTATCTGAAAATTATTCTATTATCTTTAAAGAACCAACCGTAGCTAAAATATTAGCAATGGATGGAATTTTTGATATTAACCATCTAATAAAATCTTCAATAGAAAAAATATCAAGAGAAGATTCTGTTTATAATTTTGAAGATCTGAGTTCTTCTGATATAGATGAAATTTTAAATTCTTTAACTAAAAAAGAATATAATCAGATAAAAGATTTTATTGTATCTCTTCCAAAAATACACTCTGATGTAAAATATCAAACAGCTGATGGAGTAGAACGAACACTCAGATTGGATGGAGTATTAAATTTTTTTACATTAACTTAAATCATATTGATCTAGTTTTGTATTATAAAATTAACTTTTTCTTATCGTCTAATAGCGTATTGAGTGTAGAAGATATAGAAAATATGTTTCCCTGGGAAAGAGATGTATATTTCAATCAATATAAAAATAAGCTAGAAGAGAAGAGGAACGAATATGTTTGAAGGAGAAATATTTGATACCAACAATCCTATATCGCAGACTAAAGGAAATGCTGATATGGGAGAATCGCAAAATCCAAAAATGGATGTTTCAAATTATTCTAATATTCTTTCAGATGATAATGAAACTTCAAATTCACTAGAAATAGATTCAAATACAATTATTTCTGATAATATCATACCAGAACAAACTGAAGAGCAAAAAAATTCTATAGATGAAACTTCTTCTACTGAGACAACTGCACTAGAAGAAAGTAAAACTTTAAATGCAAAATCTGAATCAAATAATTTAAATGGAATAAATCAAAACAACAGTTTTCCAATAAACACTCTTGAGCAATCGCCAATCAATGAAATACCTGAGCAAACAACTGATAATAATCAAAAAGCAGTTCAGGAAATGGTTACTGATAATACAGAATTATCCCAATTAAAATTAATACAAAGCAATTCTGAAAAATTAACTGGTATTGAAAAAACTATTTTAGAAAAAAGAATAGCCGATCTTGAGCAATCCAGTAACGCAGATGATAGAACTTTTGAAACAGGAATAAAGAAAAATCGTGCAGTTTCTCTAATAAGTTCTACTGATGAATTAATAAAACCAAGTGGATTGAATACTGATGACTTGGCTACATTTTTAAATTCAACAAAAAACCCTCCTATTTGGAGGGTTTTATGAGACTTAATTTCAAGAAGATTTAGTCTTCCTTAGCCAGACGCTTGAAGTACTCAAGCGCATCTTCGTCCTCGTCAGGCTTGGGGGCCTTACGAGCAGGAGCAGCCTCAACTTCGTCCTCATCTTCCGCTCTCTTTGCGGCAGGGGCAACGCTGCGAATGTCACCACCGAGAACATCATTGAGCTTCTTCTTGAGTTCGTCATACGACTTGAATTCCGCAGGAGCAACAAAGTCCTGAAGCTTGTAAAGCG